TACTCTGAACCAAGATGCACAAGTACAAAACAAACAAGTGGTTACCAAACAAAGGGTATCTTTCCGGGAAATTACGATTAAAGGTAAGAAATATCATCTCAATGAATCTGATATGAATCTATATGAGCATTCTGAATATATGGCAAACCGAACCAACCCCGAAAGGATGAAATCGGTGGGAAAATTGGTCAAAGAAGGAAAGGGGTACAAAATTGCCTGAAAACCTGAAGCGATAGCGTAAGGTTTCTCCTATATTTCCACTGTAGGTGGAAATATAGAATCATGCGCAAGGACGACGTAGGAGTCCTGATGCATGATGTGTAGATCTGAACAAAAATACTATCATAGATTATAGATGAAAAATACTACCAAGAAAGTGGGAATATATATATGTTTCATGGTCATTGGAGGAATTATATTGATATGTTGTATCATGAATACAAAATATGAAGGACTTAGTTCTCAAGATCCTACGGATCCTAAGGATCAAATACAAAAAATGCGTTCTGACGAAATTAATCATATGAATGAAATAAAAACGTATATTCAACGTTCTGCTACCATTAATAATACAGACAAGGACAATTTGAATACCTATATGACACAAATTCAAACCTCTATACAAAATTATTATCAGTATTGGTCTAACCATATCGGAAATACCAACGATCCGGAATTGCTAAAATATGCGGATGCGATGCAAGGACACAAAAAGATTTTCTTAAATTATGTGAAAAATACGAGTAGTATTATTGCCGTTGACAAAGACAAAATCTATGGTTTTTTATATGTGCAATTACCGGAAAATATCTCCCAAAATCCCCCTGACAAAAATACGGTAACACCCACTGTTGTTCCTACAGTGATTCCCACGAAAAAAACAGGTTTTATGAGTGATCCCGATGTCAAATGGAGTAAAGGACAAAATTGGACCCCTGTACCAGAATTTACACCGAGTGCGATGGCACCTTTTCAACAAAATATGCCTACATTGTCCCCCGATGCTACTAGTGGATTAGGTGCTATTCTAGACAATACAAAAAGTATGATGTCCAATGTTAAGGGAAATCAATCCAATGTGTATAAATTGTTTGGTAAATCATAAGTGAGATGTATCCACTTCGTTCTCGGCAACGTCCCTTGTCCTACGATCCTCTTCCGTTCATAAGGGATGTAGGACGTACGAGGATTCGTCTAATCACTTCATATATTCATGTATCAATGGTTCACAAATATCTATGGAAGAAACTGGGGTAGTTTTGTTGATACGACTATCATTGACATGTTTGATACATTTCATATAATGGGTTTCCAAACACATGGACATTTCCAATTGGAATATTTCAGCCTTGGTATCATTGGACAAGGTACCAAAACGTCTACCAAGAAATTTGTGATTGGTACGACGTTTACACATATCTATGAATTTCTCCGATATTTGTGTATCAACTTCTACGTCGTCACTATTTGTAGTCATATTTTTGTATATGACTATGACAAAAAAAAGAAAAATACCAAACGCGTAAAAATGTATATAGAAAAAATGAACGATATACAACCATATCATTGAAGAATCAAACGCATTTATATAAATGAATGACGATCAATACATGCTTATTATCAAAACGGTACAAATTCAACCGATCCGTAATATGATTACCGCTATCAAAGATATTTTGACAGATGCCACCATTACTTTTACTAAAGATGGTATGCGTATCATTAATTTTGACAAAACCCATACTATTTTGGTAAATGTTGTACTCAATGCCAATAAATTTGAAGTGTACAAATGTAAACCAGAAAAGATTGTGATTTGCGCCAATACATTGCATTTATTCAAAGTGATTTCCACCATGTCCAATGATGACACGTTGACCATTTATATTGACAAAAACGATTATCATGATGGGGTGGTTTCCCATTTGGGATTACAATATGAAAATGGGGACATTCATCAATGTTATATTCAGAAATTGCGGTTGATTGAACCCGATACGGAAGAATTGGTCATTCCCGACATTGAATATACGACGATTATCAATTTACCGTCCCTAGATTTCCAGAAAATATGTCGTGATATGAATTCCATTTCCGAACGTGTGGAAATTCGCAACACGAGTACAGAATTGAAATTTTCTTGTGAAGGCAATTTTGCCAGTACTCAAATTTATCGTACTGAAACCGACGGATATACGGAATTTATCCAACGACCTACGGATCCTTCCGTAGTTACTCAAGGTGTATTTTCTACCAAATCTTTGTTGCAATTTATCAAATGTACCCCTCTGTGTAATACCGTGGAATTGTATTTGAGTAATGATATGCCCCTGATTTGTAGTTATGAATGTGCCTCTCTTGGTTCTATCCGTTTGTGTTTGTCATCTTTGCCGGTGATTTAGATCAAAAAAATGATTGGAGGGTTTTACGGAGGGACGACATAGTCGGGCGTAGTATAAATAAAAAATGATATATGATAATTATAATCACATATCATTATGTTCCTAGCTCAAATATGGAACCGTAGGTTCCAATATTTATTAGAATTCCGGGTTATGGGCTTTGAACAAACAACCATTCCGTAATAAATTGTCAATATTGTAAATAATCGCAGGGTCTTGCAAAGTACAGTTTTTCATCCATATTTTAATAATACAGAATCCACGTTTGGGAGAAATCGTAATTCCGTTCACCAAGTCCATATGTGATGGGTCTATCGTAAGAGAATATCCACATAACAAATACATCAATTTACGCCATACTTGAACTACCGCTTTGTTGGTGACTTTGTATGAAAAACTACCTCCTTGACGATTATGGGAATCTTCCCACATGGGTGTAATTCCCTTTCTCATAATAAACAACATACAATTTTTGATGATATTGTCCGTGACTTTTTCGTTCAATTCAATCATTTGTTCTAATGTGCAAATATTTTCCATAATGGGTTTATAACTATCCAAATTCCAATTTTTGTCATTCGGTAAATGATAATAATAATTCCACGGAACTTGTAACTGTAATGATTTTGAATTCAGTAGTTGACTTTTTTGACTTGTTACCGTTTTTTCGGACAAATCATGATGATGATCATTCGTATTATCATGATCATGAAGAATATTCGGCAACGATGTATTGTTACTCATACAAATCGTAAATACCTATACTATATAATTGACTATTTTTCTATATAGGTTCAACCCGATGACGACATTTTTTATGGTTTTTCAGTTTTGATTTCATACATGGTTTTATCCAAATACAAATATTGAAAATACGACAGTTCAAAATATTGTAAATTTTTGTCCATAATTTTGATAGTATAATCCATATCAAATACGAAATTGTTACCACCTACCACATAATGTAACATACGAGAAACAAATGCCGGCGAAAACAAATGATTACCTTCGTACATCATTTCTGATGGTAGTTCCAATGGGATAGTATATGACATTTTAGGATGAGAATATTCAATACTTAAAAATCGGACGGTGGAAGGTTCCAATTTTTCCAATTGGACATCATCAAAATTTAGGATTTCCCAATACATATCCTCCTTTTTCTTGTTTTTGATATGAGTCGTACTACGAAAAATATATTGATTGGCTGCCGTTTTATAGGTGCATAATACACGTTCCGGTGCGTCTATCATAATAATCCCGGTATTTTGTTTTAGTAGATTTTCGTTGGTGCAAAAAATAGAATGACACATTTGACTCCATCTATCAATTACATTGGCAGTTTGATTGCATTCGGTGCATAACACATATTCTTCATTGTATTGGTAGTAGGCTTCCGGTTTTTTACATAGAATGGGATTATCTCCACAAATGATATCATACGTGGAATGTAACCATGAATGACTAGATGAATCTAAGTATGTGATCGGTTCAGGAACATACGTGATATAGGATACATTGATCCAAGGGGATGAATCCGGTTCTGTGTAAATTCTACATACAAAATTGTAGATACGCATGTACCAATAAGTCACAAAACATTTCATCGCCATGAACCATGGTGAATATTGTTCAAAATATTCCATCATCTTGTTGATTTTATATAGAAAACGCACGTAGATATCCATGGCATTCACTAACATCCACAAAAAAAAATCGTACAATTGGTGAGTAGGTAAAAAACTTTCTATCACAGACGTTTGATCTGATTCTGGAAATAGTTTGAAATAACACGACATTGTATTTATTCTTGTTTAATTTTTATACCTTTTTGCAGCAATAATTGGACAAATCAATCGTATTATAATATTTCCATTCTTTGTTATGATAATATTTCACGGTAATTTCATCATCAGTTACAAACTCAAACGTAAACATTTCGTCGTCTCCTAACCAATAGTCTTCATATTGATACCGTTCATCGTCTTTATCAAATTCTTTTACGGTTAAATAGTCATATAAATCAATTTGACGAATCAATCCTCCTTCGTCATCGTCATATTCTTCTGGACTCCTATGTAGTCCTTCAGAATATGCGTTGCCACATCCATAACACGGTTCAGGAATAGGTAGATGTTCATATGTTGTTATATTCCGTATATCATACAATCTCCACTCGGAAGGGAAGGACCACATACACCCGTTAACAAATATAAAATGTCCATTGGGTGAAACAATCAATGGTCCAGTCCAAATAAATTCTGAACCATTTTTGTAAGCGTTACTAAATTCCCGTTTATTGGGGTCATCAAACACTTGACCAGTTTCGCAATTGACAAACAATTTCAACATATAATCTCGCCCTCCAAACCACCATTCTTGACCACCCAATTTCACAAATTGATTGATAGGTGAATGACTATTGAATTGTTTATATGTATAGATAATATTGCCAGTTTCTACATTGATTACTTTCACAATCTCATATTTGTCCTTTTCGTGGGTGGATTCTCCTTCTACAGATGAGAAAATCGTATAGGTGGTTTGATCACCACCGTCGTCTTGTTCAATAGTTACTTTGTACTTTTTTGAATCCGAAAAAATTTCGTTATTATTCATTATTGTTTACTTACTCTAGTATGTAAACAAATATTTAGGTACTATTTGTTCAAGGATGTAAACAATGTAAATAATAAATATGAAATATCTAATATGCAAGCCGAGTACGAAGTGAAGGAAGCGAAGCTGGAGTTTCGGTGTCATATTCCGAAGGACGACGTAGCATTAGGAGTCCAGAGGAATATGAAAACTCTTATACTTGGTCACGGAAGAACTTATGAAAAAGATTTAGATACGAGATGTAGTCCGATTGATGTTGACGAATGGTTTCATGACCCATACGATTGTGTGGACGAAGAAGAAGGGGTGAAACCCGACATTGTCTTTGATTTAACCAAGAAATGGACATTTGCACAAAATGATTCGTACGACCGCATCATTGATTGCACCGGAGGCGCACTGCAAATTGGTCATTCCGGAAATAGACCAGTAGATCCATTTATATTGAAACAAGTTCAACGTGTATTGAAGATTTATGGTATTTTTTATCCTGATTGGCACTATAAAAACACCATCTACCAAAAAGACATTATAGGAGAATTGGTGCTGATTGAACATAAAATAGTGCCTCAATTTTTGATACCACCAGTTACAGAAGAACAACTTGAAAAAATAAAAAATTATGTTTTGGTAAAATCAGGAACATATACAATTCAAGATTACATAGAAAGTGATGCGATTAAAGCCGAATATAATAAAAAAATGGAAAAATGGGAACGATACTCTTGTTCAATTTGTAATACGAAATTTACCACGAAAGAAAACCACCAAATTCATTTGAATTCCGAACAACATAAACGGCAAAAATCCATAAAACTAATTCAGTATAGTTGTCCAGTTGATGATGAACTATTGGAGCTTTATCGTGTATATAAAACCAAGAATATATACAAAATTATTCAAAAAGAAGAATCTTTTGGTATTTGTATCTGAACACGCATTTTTTGTCTCATCATATTGCAGATATGACAACGAAAAAATATACAATTACGCAATATACGCGTGATCAAGCCAAACGATTAGGTGTCACAGTCAAACATTCTCAAAATCCATTGAAAAAATTGGATGTATTTGACAAAAACGGCGACAAAATTGCCTCTTGTGGCGCCACCGGTTACAATGATTATCCCACATTTATGAAAAAAATGGGCAAAGAAATCGCCGACAAACATCGGGTACAATACAAACGACGGCACGAAAAAGACCGACATGTGGTGGGGAGTCCAGGATATTATGCGGATCAATTGCTCTGGTAACAGGAACCTATTGGAACCTACGTCTAGTTTCGCCGTAGGCGAAACTAACCCAGTAAAACCTCCCTTAAGTAACGAGGACACCCCCACTACGTGGTGGCGCCCTCATAAGGTTTC